GTATTGCAACCACGCGGTGACCCTCAGTGAGGCGGAGGGTCTCGAATACGAAAAGATCATGATAGAAAAAGAGGAACTAAAGAAATTGTGTGATGGAAAAGCTGCAACCTACCCTCAAATATTTATTAACGGACGTCATATCGGAGACTACTTTGAATACCAAGAATACATAGAAGATGAATATGAACCCATTCTAGCACCAACACTTGATAGATTTACTGTCTTTCCCCTGAAGTATCCCGAGCTATGGGAACTCTACAAGAAAGCTCAAATGTCCAACTGGACAGCGGAAGAGGTAGATCTATCCAGCGACATGGAAGACTGGAAAAATTTAAATGACAATGAGCGAAAATTCATCAAGTATATCCTGGCATTCTTCGCTGGCTCCGATGGAATTGTTTTTGAGAATATCAATAACAATTTCGCCGATGAGGTACAAATCTCCGAAGCTCGTTCATTCTATGCATACCAGTGCCACAATGAAATGGTCCATGGGGAGACGTACTCTAAACTAATCGACAAATATATCAAAGATTCTACTGAGAAAAAACACCTCTTCGAGGCTATACAAACTGTTCCCTGTATTCAAAAGAAGGCCAACTGGGCTCTGAAATGGTTTGATACCAAGTCCCGAACCTTCGCTGAACGTCTCTTCGCATTTGCATGCGTTGAGGGGATCTTCTTCTCTGGGAGTTTCTGCGCCATCTATTGGCTAAAGAAGCGAGGTCTGATGCCCGGTCTATGCTTCTCAAATGAACTCATTTCTAGGGATGAAGGTCTCCATCAGGAGTTTGCTGTTGAACTCTTCAAGCTCCTACGTAACAAACCTTCCACGGATACGATACATTCTATCGTGAAGGAGGCTGTGGAGATTGAAAAGGGATTTATTCTTGATGCACTCCCATGTAACCTCATAGGGATGAACTCCGAGAAGATGTCTGAATATATCGAATATGTTTCGGACCGTCTTCTCAAACAGATTGGACAGCCCCCAATATGGGGCTCCAAGAATCCCTTCGACTTCATGGAGAATATTAGCCTTGACGGGAAGACCAACTTCTTCGAAAAGAGGGTAGGGGACTATGGGAAAATGGATGACACGTCAGATGAAATTGGTTTTGACGAAGATTTTTAATCTAAAAAAGAGATCCATCAGAATTGATAGCCATTGGAGTGAGGTTGCGACCAGTATCCGTAAGCTCAATCTGGGGTTCGGCGAAATTGGGTTTGGCATCGGGGGCCTCGACCATAGGGACTGGGGGTTTAATGACAACCTTCTCACCCTTCTTAGCTACCTTCGTATCACACCCACAATCTTTCTTAGCTTTACCCTCCTTCTTAATGTTCATCATGCCCCACACGACGAAGATGAAGACGAGAGTATGCACGAGGAGACCCATCGTAGAGGGGCATCCTGTAGGAGTGGCGATCCTTGGACCTAAAACTCGCCTAACAAGACGGAAAGTCTCGGGATTCGCGACGATGAAGAAGGTGAGACCGGAAATCACCGAAATCATAAACTTCTCCTGTTGTTTTTGGCCGTTGCAGCCGCATCCACAATCTTTAAAAAAACCCATGAGTATTTTAAGATATATCAACAAAAAAATATATCATTCAACTATATGAAGAAGTTACTATGGCTGACACCATTAGTGATTTTGTACCTCTACTACGAAGTGATTCTCTTTTATTTCGCACAAACCTTCCAAGAACCCATGACGCATAGATTCATGACGAATACCGTGTCAAAAATGCACGAGCCAGTGGTGATTGACGCGGGTGCATGGTTAGGTGATACCGCCACTCAGTTGGCATTGGCGAACCCAAACTCCACGGTGTACGCCGTGGAACCATCTGTGAAAAACTGTAATTTCATTCGAAGGCGTGGGGTCAAGAATATCCATGTTATTAATAAGTGTCTGACGAGCGATAGTCGGTACAAGTGTATGACCGATTCTCCAGCTGAAATTTTTAACAACAAGGCATACAAATTTGGTACCAAAGGAATGGATTCGATCACCATAGATGAAATCTGGTCTTCGACTGGGAAAGGTATTCAGCTCGTGCACCTCGACGTCGAGGGACATGAATATGATTGCCTCAAGGGTGCGCAGATGTGCATAAAAAATGGTCAAACTGTTTTCGTGGTCGAAATACTCCATACTAATGAGCATAAAGAGCATATTATAGACTTATTCTCAAAATACGGGTACCAGTATTTCATAATATATGAAAATGTAGGGTGGTGGGGAGACAAGGGATATAATTATGTTTTTTACATTCCGAAAAAAACTACTTAAAGTCAAGGTTCCTAGTATAGATATAACCAACCAACAATGTCGCTTACTATCCAACGCTCTTCCGAATTCTCTCCTGCCGCTGTGCAGTTTTCGAAACTTCGTAAAAACAAGAATGGCGGTAAAGCCGTCTATCTCAATTCTGGTGACAACAAGAAGCTCTACATTCAGTTCCCTTTCATGAGGTCTCCTTATGGTCTCAGTAACTTTACTGATGAGAGCACTGGGCGTACGTCGTACTCTCTTGATCTATCATTCGATCCCGACAACGCCGAGGCGATGGATCTTCACAACAAGCTCAAGGAACTTGACGATATTATCGTGAATACCGTAGCCGCCAACTCTAAGGAGTGGCTCGGCAAGGAGTTCAACGTCGCCGTCCTAAAGGAGGCACTCTACAAGCCTATGGTTCGTCCCGGTAAGGATCAGTATCCATCTACCATTAAGCTCAAAATTCTTACTAAGGCTGACGGAACTTTCGTCCCTGAAGCCTATACCATGAAGCGGGAGCCAGTATCCCTTGAAACTATTGAGAAAGGGCAGAAGTGCGTCGCCATCGTCGATCTCAATCAGATTTGGTTCATCGATAACAAGTTCGGTGTCACCATCCGTCTTCAGCAGACTCTCCTCGAGCAGTCTGCCAAGCTTCCCTCCTTCGCCTTCCAGGGTCTTGACCTCCCTGAGGATGATGTCGAGGTTGAGGAAGAGATGGATGAGGTTGATGATCAGTAAAAAAATCGAAATATATACAAATGAAACTTTTGAAAGAATTTTATAAATCAAAAACAAATCTGAAGATAAAATATTTTAAGGATGGTGATATAGTTATTAAACAGATACTTGATAGTGATGTTGTCATTTATGAACAAAGTCTTATCAATACATCTATAACCGAATTCACATTCGACAAGATTTGTTATAATGAATTATACGAAAAAGAAACGAATCGTGACAACGGTTTTGTATTATCAACCACCGAAACTGCTAAGTGTGTTATTCAATAAAATTAAACCCATTATTGGTAAGTTTAAAAAACTTCTTACGAATAAATAAGAATGTCCAACATTAATACCATTCTCAAAAAGTTATTGAGAGGAAAAAAGGCGTGTTCTCCAGCACAATATCTCATGATTAAAAAACTAAATGGAACCATGACCAAAGGTTCTGTAAAAATTGGTCAAGGTGAATATGGTAAAGTGTATCGTGGATGTATCAACGACAAATGTGAAAAGTACATCGCGTACAAAGAAACCACGGATCCATCCGCAAAGATGGAGTTTACCATTGCGAAAAAGTTGGAAGGTTTTGGGGTTCCCAAGATGTATTTATACAAAAACTGTGACGGTAAAGATATCCTCTACTCCGAATACATAAATGGTAAAGAATTTAACGAGTGGTGGAAGACCGAACCGACTCTTGAAGCGATTAAATCTGTCATCGCTCAGGTAATCTACAACTTGTATAAAATTCATGAAAAGTATCCAGGTTTTAGGCATCACGACCTACACGGTGGAAATGTTCTCGTACGTCCAGTTCCAGAAAAGAATATTCAAATTAAATTGAAAAATAAGACATATACGATTTCAAACGGTGGTGTCGAAGCGGTCATGATAGATTTTGGATTTTCCGCGTTTCCTCGTATCAAGAATCCCTTGATTAATGCAGGTAATTACAAAAATTTGGGTATTTCTAGAAATTCGGATAAGTTATACGACTTGCATTATTTCTTAAACGTTATTCTTAATTTGGTGAGACAACCACGAGACAGAACTGAAAGGCAAGTACATAATTTCATAACCTCACTTATTCCGATTGGATACACGAATCGAACGTCGTATGTCGTGAAGAATTTTCGTCTCAGAGGGAACCGTGGACAAAAACACTATAAGAATCTACCCGATTTTGAGACCGTTTTATCTAAATCATTCTTCACGGGTGAGAAAAAAACACTTCCTATACCAAAGACACAGCCACAGCCAATGGTTGTCGTTGCTCCTCCCAAACCTAAGCCTAAGACTCCCAGTCCCAAACTTTCAACAGTTGAAAGGAAAAAGAAGATGAACGTTGCGATTAAAAGGGCTGCAGCTATACTTGCGGCTAATAGGGCTAAATCCAGAGTCGCACCAGCTCGAAGGAGGCCCCGTGTTGCACGCCCCAATCCAGTTCCTAAAATTCAGGAGGTCACGTCCAAAGCTAAGACCCCCACACCAAAGAAGGAAGATAATAGGTACATTAATAAGCTAGATAAAGATGAAGTCAATGCACTCAAAAAGAAGATTTGTCAACCTTAAAAATCCTCTTCGTACCCTCGTCAACTTCAGAGAGTATCTTAAACTTTGGAGTCTTGACGAGTTTGTCACCATTCTTAGTGACGAATGATTTCATCCGTTCAACTTCGCCACGGGGCATTTTCCTGGTGTATTTGAGCGTGACATTTTTGTTTCCAATAATGAATGTAGTTGAAGACATTTTAATATTTACCTATAATAAAATATGTTTGCTCTCATCATTCTCGCGATCGTTGATGTTATCATTCTCATGCGAACTGGTCAGGCGCCCGTAGAGGACGGCAAGAAGTGGACTGTTTTCGGGACCATGGGTTGTGGTTGGACTCGAAAGCAGTTGGACTATATGAAGAAAAGTGGAAAGCCCCACACCTTTGTCGATTGCGACAAGGAGGGGTGCAAGGGTATGAATGCCTACCCCACCCTAGTTAGCCCTGATGGTGAGAAGACCGTTGGGTACAGTGAAGTTTAACTAGCCGTGAGTCCTGGACCCTCTTCAGGAACCCATGTAATTTTTGGTGTTGCTTGTACAGCTTGAGCTACCGAAACAAAATTAGACTCTTTAGGATCACTCATATCGGCACTTTTAGATAGCTGAATTTTTATACCCCGAGTGCGTGATGCTGAATCATTATCACTTCTATTGATAACTTCAATCTTATCAATAGGATATTCTGCACCCAAATCAATCAGGAACCATTCAATGTCATCTGTTTCGGTATGAGCCATACTCGAAAGATTCCCATCGGTCAAATTCATTGGAGACAAATCAGCATGTGTGGAACTCGCTGTCACCGGTGCGTTTAATGAAACATTGACACCATCGGAGATTACCTCAACTTCCATTAAATTGATATGATGATTTACCATCCCGGGAACACCCGCGGCTCCCATCTGACTTTTATCTCTGAGAATTTTTACGTACCTAAATTTTTCAGTTGAATCATTACTGTCATAGTCATAGTCGTAGTCATAGTCAAAGTCATTGTCATTGATATCGATAGCATCCTTTTCATCCGTTATTACAGATTGTTCCTCTTTACTGAGAAACCACGCACCACCAGCAATCACAGCGGAAATGGATGAAAATATCAATAGTATAACAATAATAATAATTGGGTCAGACCGTGCCATTCTTTATAATATAAATAATATTTTAAATACCACGAACCACAGCCAGAGCGATGGAGAGGGTGAAAGCATCAAGCATGGTGTTGATGGGCTTGAGCACGGTGATGTGCTTCACGAGGGAACGGTTCCACACGAGGCGAAGGAGGAAGGTGCTAATGAGAATGACGAGTACAAACATGAGGAACTCGGTGAGCGCATCGGATTTGGTTTGAGATTTGGTAACTTCCTGAATCATTTATTACATGTGGATATTTTTTTCTGTGGCAATTGTAAATGAAGGGACCACCACTGAGTGGTTCTGAAAATAAATTTACAAATAGAAGGTGGGGGACCAAGACTGGTATAGGAAATAACAACTGTTATGCCTACGCTGTTGGTGACTATGAGGCATATAGGTGGCAGAAGTCCATTCCTGGGGATCGGTCTGGACTTTCTAATGGTAACCACAACTACACTCACTGCACAGGTCTCCCCAATCGCGTCATATCAGACAACCCGAAAAAGGTTTACAAGGCTGGACCGAATGAGAAATGTAAAAAGGGGTACTACAAAGTGATGATGTTTGTGTGTCCTGGGAGACCCACCAATTACATCCGTCAAGGAGACTTCCATTTTTATAAACAACATGGGGTCATAGAATACAAAGTGAAGCCTGGTGATACTATCATGTCTGTGGCGAAGTTCTTTAATATTCCTGAATCACGGATAAAGAGGGCTGGTACATTCAGGGTTGGTAAGCGGATTATTTTTAAAGCGAACGTATTCAGTCACAAGCGTGGGTGGGCAACTGGGCCACTTCTGACTGATGCGAAGGGAAAGGTCATAAAAGATCCTCGAAAAGCTTCCCGAAACTATCCGGGTCTAAACTATGAAAGGTATTGTAGCTCATTCTGTGTCAAAAATAGAGGAATCAAAGTCGGCAAGACTCACCCCAAGGTCAGTAAGAATACTCTCTAAATCTGGTTGGGTTTCTACATCGAAATTTAAATCAAATAGATCCATTACAGTGAAAATAGATTCCTCATTCAATGACACCGAGTTCGCCACTGCTGTGTAATTGTTCTGAATCGAAACAATAATCTTAAATTGGGAAACATCGAATACCTTTCTACATGTGGGGCAAGTGTTCTTACCTCTATTTGTCCACTCCTGTAGACAGTGGGAATGAAACGTATGTCCACAACGGAGTGGAGGATTAGTCCTCGTCGCCTTGACTTCATTGAGGCATATGGAACATGTTGACATTCTACAAGAAGGTTTTAAAGTTTTTTTCATGATTTCTCTCAGTAAATATCGGGAACTTTGAGAAGGGGTACGTTACAGTTGTTGCAATCTTTATTACCCTGCTTCTCCTGTACCTTGGACATGAGACC